GCGGTCAGGGGTTGCTCTGATCCAAAGGCATTTATCAGAGACCTGTTAGCGAGCCCTACGCCTCGCCGCCCTCTGAAGTAGTAGCCCCTCGCCTCGTCGTAACTGCACTCGGGATGTAGGACGCCGGGCGGCTGAATCTCGCGTAGCTTCTGACTCAGCTTACTCCATCCGTTCTTGAGGTCAGCACACAAGATCGAGCCGATGTTCGGTGCTGGTGTCACATCCCTGAATGGGTGGTCTCCGAGGGCATGCCACCAGGCCTCGGCTGCTCCGCTGCGGGTCTTGCCGGTTTGATTCGGCCAGCGAAGGAAGCGCTTACGGTCCTGGCTGCGATGGAACTCTGACTGTGGTGGCGACATCCCACCGTATCCCGGCAGCTCGCGAAGGTACTCCTCCAGCGGGTCAAGGGCGTGCTGCTCCAGGGAGAGGAGCCTCATTCCAGCTCCAGATCGAGAATGCGTCTTTGTTGGCGACAGGTCGCAAGATGCAGCGATGCGACGGTGCTCTCGCCCAACTCAAAGATCGTAGCGTCACGCCGTCCAGTCATTGAGGCCGCAACAGCGACGCCGATCAACTGACCATCCCGTGCAAGCTGAAGCACCTCCTCAAGCAGTTCCACGACTCCAGGCACCGGCCCAAGTGATTTGATCTGCTGCAAATTGGATTCTTCGATTGTATTCGCAGCAAATTCTATTGTGCTCAAACTGCCTCCCTGTCCAGCTCGGCAGCCCTGCCCAGTTTGCGCCTTACCCACTGCACCACCGCCGGCCCCTCCTGCGCCCAGCCCGCAAGCATAAGCCCGCAAGCTATTGCCATATCCCCATAGTCCGCAGGCGGATACACGCCTGATGGTCGAGCAACAAGCCCGGTGTTCATTACCAAAACGACCGGCCCCAGAATGGCCCATGTGATGCTGATGACCCGTGGCACCTCATTCATGCTGCTCATGGTGCAGCCTCCAGTTCGGCGAGCACCTTGTTCGCCCAGACCCGATTACTGAGTTCGGCGAGCACCTTGTTCGCCCACGCCCGGTCGGAGTCCTTCTCCTTCTCGGAGAGGTCGGCGTATGGGGTCTCAATCTGGCGATTCCACCGCTTGATCGCTTCCACCGCCTTGATCGCTTCGGAATCTACGAAGCCGTGCGCCGCCGCTTCGAGGATGACACCCCGCCCCAAACAGACCAGCGGCTGCAAAACCTCCAGCATGTATCGAGTCCAGTGTGCCCACTGGTCATGCTCCAGTGCTGCCAGAATCTCTCTTGTGTCGCTACTCATTTATCACCCTTGGCGGGCTTGAGCCCGTAGTTGTCGCGAGCCCAGCCTCCGCCTTTCAGCGCGAAATTAGGCGTGGAGATCAGCTTGTCCATTTCGGGCGCGCTGCACTCGGGGCAGGGCGGCAATGGATCGTCCATCTTGCGGATTAGCTCTGCGTCATGCCCGCATTTCGGGCAACGAAACTCGTAAATCGGCATCAGCGCAGCCCGACGAAAGCAGCGAACGCAGCCGTAAGGCAAATCAGGAGGATCAGCGCCCCCGACACCAGCCGTCGCGCAGTTTCCTCGCGCTCTGCGACCCTGGTGTCCATGAGCGCATGTAGCTGCGAAAGCTCCTTCAGGTGCTTCGACTCCTCAACTTTGAGCCGGGTCTCAAGTTTCTTGATGCGGCGCTTCAGTGCATCGATCTGGTTCTCGGCAGTGATTCGGGCGGCATCCATAATCACCGCCATCTCGCGGATCTCCGCGTCCCGCTCCGCGACGGTACACTTCTCCGCCAGCAGGCGTCCGTCGGCGTCAGCCAGCCGTGACTGAAGATCGCGGTTTTCGGCAGTGCCCTCCGATACCATGCGCTTTGTGCCCTTGAGCACGCTCTGAGCTTGCCCAAGCTCTGCGGTCACGATCTCCGCGCGGTCCTGCCAGTCCTCGATACCCCGCTCCAGCCCGTCCATGGTTTCGCGCTGCTCCGAGACGCGCGCCTCTGCCTCCTGCGCCCGCTGCATCCACTGCCATTTCGGCGGCAGCACCGCATCGTAGTCAGCGGTCAACTTGGCAAGCTCTGCGGTCACGACGGCATAGTCGGCTTTTTGCGCTTCCATCGACGCGATCTGTTCCCTGTACGTGTCGGCCAGCGCGCTGTTCTGCTCCCGCAGTCGCGCACAATCGGTCTTGAGCACTTGATTTTCGCCCACAGCCCCGATCAACTCGGCACAGGCAGTGTCCTCGCTTTCCCTCGCAGCGGTGACCTTATCCTTGAGGCTGGCGATCTGGGCGTCCTGCGCCGCAAGGCTCTCGTCCAATTTCATGCGCAGCCGACGCTCGGCCAGAAATCGAACCTCTGACCGCCGTGCGATCTTGTAGAGCGCCGTCCGCTCATCGCGAATGTCCTCCGTGCGCTGGTCCCAGCGACATGAACCGCAGATCGACCGGTAGCGTTGAATCCCGCCGCGCTTGCCGTCCTTGCTCGCAGCACGCTTACCGCACCGCTGACAGATCGGCGCAGCCATCACATCACCTCAGAGGGGATGTCGAGGATGGCTACAGCGCCGTCATCGTCGTCGTAGTCGTCCTCGTCCATGGTCGCGCCCATGAGCGTCATGGCGACCTCCTCTGGCGTCCCTGCGATGAGGATAGGGTCAGCGGAGTAGGGCACGGACACATGCAACTCCGTGACGCTCTCAGAATCCACCAGCCGCAAGAGAAAAAGCTCCACCGTTGACGCCAAGCCGCGTCTACGAGTCAGTTGCTCCGCCCAATCTAAGGCACACTCCAGACCAACGACATGGGCTGGATTGATCCAAGTTTTCCGGCTACTCGGCAGTAGCTTGATCCCCTCATCCAGTGCCTTTTGCGCCTCCTCGGTCACCGTCATGTCGTCAGGCATCAGATCCTCTGGTGTAAAAAGCGGCAGATCCACCAGCACCAACTCATTCAGAATACTCATTTTTCCTCTCCTTTCATCCACTCGATGAACTGCGCCCAGGACCGCTTGATCCCGTTCTTTCGCGTCGTGCGCCCAGTACACCAGATCAGACCGGCCTTGCTCAGAATCAAGTCGCCAAGGTGGTAGCCGTGGGTGTCGCGCACCTCAAGCTCGATTCCCCGGTTTTTGATCTCCATGAAGACGCTGAGATCCTTGATTGAAACCTTCATGTCGCCTCTCCTGTCTCGATGAGCGTCCAGCCCTTGAGGATGCGCCCCTTGGGTCGGATCGGGCTGGTGATGATCACCTGACCGGGAGCATCGAGTAGAGCCTTCAGGACGCTCTGTAGAGCCCCTGGATCGTAGGCGCGCTCCTCTGGGGTGAGGATGGCGAGCGTAGACGGTCCTACGGGGGCTGTAGCCGCCCCGAGAGCCAGCGTGAGCCGGGACCACTCCGCACCGCTCAGGGCGGAGTGGAGCGCACCGTCACGGACGAACCCGAAGCGGCAGACCGACCGGGAACCGTCCCGAAGCTGGAGCATGAATTCGTCGGTGGGTGGCAGGTACCGCTGGACCCGCGACACGAAGCCAGCCCGACCGTCCTCGACCAGAGCATCGATCACATCCTTGCACGACATTGCCAGCAACTTAGCGTCGGATGCGGTTTTTCGGGCATCTTCCAGCGTGTCTCGGGCCTGCTGTACAGTGCCCCAAGAAGCTGCCGCCGTCGTCAGCGCCTCAAGCTCGCCATAGGCGGCGGTCACCTCAGCATCGAGCCGCTGCCGATTGGCGGCATCGTAAATTACGGCGGGGCTCTGCTGCTGCCGCTCAAGCTCCTGCTGTGCGGCCCGGTACATATCGACGGCGGCGGTCGCCTCCGTGTGTGCCCCCCGCACATCGGTGCGGAGCTTCAGCAGAGTCGCCGTCAGGGTAGTAGTGGTGGCGACCGCTTGCATGTCGGATCGGATCGACTCTGCGCGGGCAGAGAGTGTCGATGCTTCCAGGGCCACCGGCCCGCCACAGAGAACACAGGTCATCGCCTGACCCGGCCTCCATGTCGCCTCGGTGCTGTACGCCTCCAGCAGCGTGGCCGTGGCGTCCCTCAGCCGGTGGCCGCTGCTCCCTCCCTCCGCGTCGGGGTGCTGCGCCTTGTGGGCATCCAGTTGCGCCTGAGTCGCAGCCTTGCCCTTCTCCAGCGCATCGAGCCGACTGATCGCGTTCTCTGCCGCGCGGCGAGCCCCGGCCACATCGGGCACTGCTCTTGCTCCGTCTTTGGCTGCGTTCTTCACCGCTTCTCTGGCTGACAGCGCCTTGTCCAGCTTGGCGCGGGCTGCTGCTGTATCCTCGTCGGACGGTCGCAGCGTCGGGAGGCTTGCGCCTACCCGGTCAATCACAGCAGTCGCCTGCTTTGCCCCAGCATTGGCGCTTTTCGCGGTTTTCTTCGCGTCATTCCAGACGCCGATCAGACCCTCGACCCCCTCACCGCTCTGCGCGGAGAGGAAGGTGCTATACAGATCGCGGGCCGACGCCGGAAGCCGCCCGATGATCGCCTCATCGGAGGCATCGACTCCGCTGTAGCGGAGCACAAAGAGCTTGGCGGTGTCCACAGAGCCCCTAAGAGCCGCCACGGCGTCTGTGAGAGGATAGGACACCTCCACACCCGCAGGAGGGCTATGGACCGGCTTCTTGGTCTTTCCTGGGCCATTGCGCTCGACCAGAAAGAAGCCTACCGAGCCGTCAGACAGCTTGACCTCTGCCCGCAGATCCTCGCCGGGAGCGGTCAGCGTGATCAGGTCCGCGCCCTGAGACAGTCGGGGACGCCCGACGATATCGCTGGCGTAACCTGACAAAGCAAGCTCCAGCAGGTTCACGATACGGGACTTGCCTGAGCCATTGGGTCCGACGATGATCGTCTTTTCACCCAAATCCCAGGCAGATCCTCCCTTAGCATTGCCGCTGACGCGACAAACATGAATAGCCATGTTTTTCTCCGTGGTAGTCTATGGTGCCCTTAGAACGGGGCTTTTTCTACTGGTGGTTTTGTCCGTGCTGCAACTTCTTGGGCGAAAGCCAAGATGAGGTCGTGATCGCTGGTTTTTCTGGGCTTGTACGCCCCTGACTTCCAGCGGTGCAGGCTTTTGTAGCCAATCCTATGGAGCAGAGCGACGGAAAGGCTCTTTGCCCCGTACCCATGCTCCATCAAAAACTGAAGCAGTTTCTGCGTGGTCCATTTATCCATTGATTCAGACATGGCTCTACCGTAACTGTCCACCGGTAGACTGTCCACCGGTAGACTGTCCACCGTCAGGTTTTTTCCGGGGTATCGGCGGGCAGTCCCAGATCGGGCAGCGGGGGCAGGTTTGCCCGCACCTGCTGCACCTCCTTGAGCAGCGAGGCCAGGATCCCAAGCGACATCGAGATTGGCATCTGCCAGGGAGCACCCTGAGACAGCGCCGAAAATACATCGGCCTTGACCCGCTCCAGATACTCATCGGGGATCGTCACCAGTGCATCCCACTCCGTCTGAGGGTCCACACCGACAACGACGCCGGGGGGCAACAGCACCTTGCCGGGTCCAGTCTTCTTTGCTTCGTCGTTCATTCTTCTGCTCCGTCGAGTGAAATGTCGAGAATTGATGTCACGCTCATGGCACTGCATAGTGACTCCATCCAGTACCTACGCACCCCTGGTGAGAGAAAGCGTATATCCTCCTCTTTTGCTCCGCTATGGGCCAGAATCAGAGCCTCAAAGTGCTTATTCTCCTGCTCAATGATTCCCGATCCAATTGCGGCGAGCGGGGCCGGGATCACCCGCGCCACCTCCAGCAATTTGGAGACACGCACACCGTAGAAATCGGCCAACTTCTTGAGGATACGCATCGTTGGCGGTCCTTTTGCGGAGCCTGTCTCTATGCGAGATATGTGACCAGTGCTCAGGCCAGTGCCAGCGTGAACCGCGCTGATCGTGAGCCCCAGCCGCTTCCGCGCCCGCCTCAGATACACCCCCAAATCAATCACACCCTCTTTATGGCGTCCTTTTCCGTGCATTACCCTACTTCCTTCCATGTTTTGCCAATATCTGCACCGGCTGTGAAGCGAACACCCGGCAGGGCTGGGTGCTCGACATTTAGGGCGCTCTCCAGCACCTCCGCGACGTACTGCGCTTGATCCGCTGGGCACTCGACCACCAGGGAGTCATGGGTCTGTGTCAGCAGCCCGGTGCCCGGTCCCCAGCGGTGGGGCGGGATCTCCTCCCAGACCTTGATCATGGAGTCATTGATCAACCCCGCTGCGCTCCCCTGGATCGGGAAATTCACGATTTCGTTGGGATTCTCGCCGTCGAGGAAGAACCGCTTGCGGCCATGCACAGGCTCCGCAACCCACCCATAGGAGCGGTAGTGCTCGATCTCCTCCTCCCACCCTGCCTCAAGCTGCGGGACGCCTGAGAGCCACTTGGAGCGCATCTGGCGCACATCCTTGACCGAGAGCTTGAGGTACGGAAAAGAGCCGTCCTCAAGCTCTGTGGAGGTGATGATTCTTGCCCCTGTCTCGACACCGGCCTTGTACTGGAAAGCGTACTGGATGATCTTGCTCAACTGCCTCATACGGTGAGCATCGCCCTCAAACTTGGTGCCGGTCATCCAGGGGAATGGCGACCCCGCCGCCTTCTCGAAGGCTTTGCCGAAGACGGCGTAAGCCGTAACGCTGGTGTGCGGATCCCAGTTATTCTCAAGTGCTTCCTTGTATTTCTGGAGATCCCAGCGACCAGCAGCGATACGAAGCTCCAACTGGTCGGCGTCCGCGCCGACCAGCACATTACCGGGCTGCGCCACGATCATCGCCCGTAGATTCTTTGGAAAGTTTTGCGCATTGATCGGCTTGGAGGACGACAACCGGCCAGTAACGGTCACATGAGCGTTGTAGCCGGGGCGCATTCGGCCATCCGGCCAGACGATGCCTTTCTTGCTGTATCCCCGCTTCTTCCTCTCCTCTCGCTCCTCGAAGGTTTCGTCATCGTCCCAGCCCAGATCCACGGTGGTCTGATCTTGAGGTCGCAGCTTGACAATGTAGGTTCCAAGCTGCTTCATCAGCCCTCGGTAGCGCCGTAGCTGACCGACGAGCCTCCGCTGGGGAACCGTCAACTCAGTACGCAATAACGCACGCATAACATCATCTTTGGTGGAGCGAGCACCGGAAGCGGTGAAGCGGATCTTGTCGTCCAGATCGGGCTCAATGCCCCACTCATCGAACAGCAGGCGCGCAAGCTGCTGAGTAGATCCAGGGTTGAGGTCCGGTTTTCCGGCTAACTCCTGCACGTTCTTTTTGGCGTGAAGCATCTGCCGAAGTGCCTTTTGCTCGTATTCGGCGCGCACCTTCTGATCGACATACATGCCAACGGTGTGCATATCAGCGCAGATCCGCTGGACCTTGTGATCAGTCGGGATCAGGCTCGTCAACTCCTGCGCCTTGATCTCGGTGACAATGGGGGCGACGACGCGGGCCGTCACGGCTACGTCGAGCGCGCAGTAGTGGTGCAACTCATGGTCTGTCTCGGCGTCGGTAGAGAGCTTGCGGCCCTCCTTGTCCGCCTTCCAGGCATGGACATCGGTGAAGCGGGAGCCGACAAAGCCCAGGCTGTGCGGCAATTCCCCCTCGATGAGCCGGTGGAGCAGGATCGTGTCCATCGTCGGCAGCGGATCGACACCAAGCCACTGCCGGATCACCAGCCGGTCAAAGTAGCCCGCATTGTGGCCGATTTTCAGGCAATTCTCGTCAGCGAAGAAAGACCGCAAAACGTCTTTGATCCTACCCATCTCCGCTATCGAGTAGAACGGGGGACCGTCAGGCGTGTCTTGCCCATAGCTCTGGATGGCCCTTACTCCGATGTTCATCGCCTTGTCAGCAGTGCCCAGACCAATGCAGCGGACGTTGCATGTCAGCGATACAATTCCGTCTGTCTCGATATCGTAGGTGATCGGCTCCCCGCTGAACAGGAAGTCACGAAGCTCGTCAGCACTGGGGTTGTAGACGATCTCAGGATCGGTCCATCGAAGCTGACCCTTTTGCCAGCGGATCATCCGGTCAAGATCCCGGTCAAAAGTGTCAGACCACTTCTTCACCTTCATCACGTAGCTCGGGTGAAACGTCGCCACCATCTTGACGGGATGCGCCCCGATAGAACCGGAGGTAACGCCCATTCTATTCTGCTTTTCGTCGTAATATAGCAGACCCTCGATCAGCGATCCGCGCATCTTCTGTATCGACGGCTTGCCGCCGAGGATGGTCTTGAGCGCGACCCCGCCCAGCGGGATGATCCGGTCATGGTGGGCAAGCTCTCCCGCCAGCCGGGGTCTACAGCAGTCCTGCGGCGACGGGATCAGCGGCTTGGGGGGTGTCTCGGGGCTGTACTTCGCCAATTGGCGGTTGTCTCGCCGGATCTGCGCGTTCTTGGTGCGTAACCGCGCCTCCAGCTTCCTCAGATCGTTGCCGGGAGGCTGGCAGAGCATGGCGTTGGTCAGGTGGGTGCTCGACCGCTGCACCCCTGCACGCCCCAGAGAGGCGCTGAGGTGCCTTCCAGCCGCTCCTGTGAAGGGTCGGCGCTCCCTTACGTCTACGTCGCCTGGAAAGTCTCCCACGGCGATGTAGGGCGCGTGCGTGCGGATCTCCGGGTAGACCGGTCCCGGTGCATCGCGGAGAGGGCACCGGGTACAGTCACAGCCGGGAACCGACTTGCTCACTGGCCCACCGGTCGGGTCAGCAGATCGTGGAGGTAATCGACCGCCATAGACAGTCGCAGCAAGAGGGCTTTAGCCTCATAGTTGTCGATCCAGTCCAGCTTCTTCTCCGCCAAGTGGGTGTCCACGGCAGCTTGCACCTCGCTCACATAGCCGTCCATCTCGGCCATGGCGGCTTCATCGAGCAGGCGGCGAGCGTTTCGAGGAGCGCGGGGAAGACGAGCGGTCATGGTGTCGAGATCATCGAGGTGCGTGGTGACGACGACGCCCACCACATCGCTGAGAGTAGCGTGCTGATCGATCTCGCGACGAAGCTCGGAGAGCACGCGCTGCATGTCGTGGGCAATGTCAGGAATTCGTCGGTCGTTCATGGTAGTCTCGGTATGGTGTGGTTTTTCGGGTAAAAAGAAAGGCCGGAAGCGTGCGAGACTTCCGGCCTGGGTCGAGTCAGCGGACGCTGACGGGGGTGGGAGCGGGGAGGGCGTCAGGGACCGCACCCCTCCCCAGGTACTCCTACCCTACTGGCCCATGAGAGCGGACAGCGCGGACGCTCCGCCGCCATTGCCGCCGAACCCGGTGGACGGGCTCTGGACGACGACCTTGGGGACAGGGATCGACAGGTCAGGAGCAGCAGCGATGGCAGCAGCAACCGCAGGAGCAGCAGCAACCGCAGGAGCAGCAGCAGCAACCGCAGCAGCAGCCTTACGGCCGCGCACGTACATGAACGGGGTGATCAGCTTGACTCTCATGGCCTTGCCAAGCTCCTTGTTGCCGTTCTTGTACTCGATATGAACGGTTCGACCAATGAACAGGCCGGGCAGAGCCTCACCGCTGATCTGCCCCATCTGCTGAAGCTGATCGGTGGTGTATCCGGCGCTCTCAAAGGCGAACTGCCAGATCACCATCACCCGGTCGGCGGCGCTCTGGGGGACGGTGATCCATTCGTTGCGGTTGGCTCCGTTGGGGAAAGTCATGGTGAACTTCATCTGGGGGCGACCAGAGGAGGCAAATGTCTGCTCCATGCCGGTGACCTGAGCCTGATAGAAGCCGTCATCGAGGCCAGCGCCTCCAGACTTGAACTGATGCTGTGAGAAGTCGAGTGTAAAGTTCACTTTTCTCTCTTTTGTCTTGTGTGGTAGTGCTCTGCTGCGGGAGAGCGATCCGCCCCATAACGGGGAAAACGTAGTTTAGAAGAAGGTCGCATGGCGCTTGGCATTGAGCTTGGCGATCTCTGCCCGGTCCAGACCGTCTCGGACGGTCCAGTATGCCAGGATCGGGCCATGCTCGGCAAGGAGAGCCTTGTAGGCTTCCTCCGCCGTCTGCGTGATAGTGGAGCTTTGAACAAGCTCTTTCGCCAGGACAGCAACCGCCTCCTCTTGCCAGGGAACGGCAGGGTGACGCGAGATCACATAGCCCGCTGCGCGCAGAATCTCACCGAGATTGATCGGTGCCGGGTCGGGGCACACGTTGTCTCGGTCCTTGCCGATCCAGTCAGCGTTGGGGGCGACTCGGTAGCTCGCCTTCCAGGGGCTGCGCATCCCATCGTACTGGGCGCGGAGCACCAGATCGCACATGGCCGGTAGCTGCTCGGGGAGCTTGCCAGTGAGGTCTGGCCCCCCACGAACCCGGTCGCCCGAATCGTAAGTCCTCGGCCCTTTTTCCCAGCAATTGAGCACCACATGGATGCCCGCAAACCGGGCAGCAGCCCGAAAAGTCAGGATCGCCTGACGAAGCGCACCAAACAATTTGAAGCCGCTGTGTCGCTGCTCCAGAGCTACCATCGTCTGCTCTGCGAGAAACGAAAAGTCGTCTACGACGATAGCATCGTACTGACCGCTGTTTGCGGCCTGCTTGATCGCCTCGGTCGCCTCCATGATGTTGGAGGCGTGGACCTGGGCTGGCATGTAGCCGCAGGTTGAGGCAACGCTCTTGAGAGCGCCGGGGGCTGCGATGAATAGCCCCTGCGGGAATGAGAAGCCCGCATCCGTGGTCTTGCCGATGCCTGACTTACCGTAAGTCAGGACAAAGGCGGGTTCTTTCGCCATGTTGTCTCCGGTGTGGTCTGTTGTCGTGGTGCAGTGAGTCTATGTGAGGGGGCGCTGTGTGTCCACTGATTTTCTTACCGTTTTTTGCGGGACACTTTCGCTGCTCAGTCGCCCATCCGGCAGCGGTCATAGTTGCGGCAGGGTCCGTAGCGGGTCCAGCAGGTATGCTCAGTGGGCGCAATGGGCCAGTACCCTGGCGGAGTCCCCGCAAGCTCCTGAATGCCCCTCCAGGCACGCTCTATGGTCGCCGGGAAGCCCCGGAGCAGTCCAGGGGCNGCGGCNAGGTCAGGACGCCGAAAAATNGGCTCCTCGGTCGCCTGGATCTGATTGAGGATGCAGCCGCCGAANCGGTCCTTGTAGACCGACCGACCGGCCAGCGTGTAGGCGAGAAACTGACCGCTCATCGAGTAGGCCCGCGACTGCGAGGAGAGGATGCGACTGGTGGTTTTGTGGTCAACGAACCAGACTTTTCCGCCAGAGTCGGACACAACCAGATCGACCCGGAACGTCAGCGGAGCCTGAGACTCACCGATGGATAGCTGAAAAACTTCCTCGACATGCTCAACCCTGACTTTCTCAAAAGCGTGTCGGGCTATGTATTTTCGGGTAACCACTTTCGCCAGATCGCAGCACTCCGCCCAGACAGCATGAGCGCAGTATGGATCGCTCATCTCCGTGTCGGTGAGTACGTCGATGGCTTTGCAGGGCTCGTAGAGATCGGTGTCCTGCTTGCGCTGGCGAGCTTGCAGCCGCGCATAGTGATGCGCCAGCCCCAGATGCACCAGCGTCCCCAGGACCAGGGGGCGCGCATCGTTGCGATCCTCCCCGCTGGTCGAGTAAGACACCAGATTGCCCTCGCTGTCTCGGAGCGGCAGGTATCGCCCCTCGTACTCATAGCCATAAATGGCGGGGCATCGAAGGAATGACTGATACCGGTGCCAGCCGTAGGGGCTTGGCCCGGTGAAAAGGAGGCGTGGATCGTCCATAGTCTGTGAGGCTCCGTGGTAGAGATCACAGTCTATCCGATAGTCGGAAAAAGGGGCGGTCATTTTTGGGCCTTGACTCGTCTGACGACGATGCGAAAGCCGTAGTTCCTGTACCGGCCCCCGGCCCCGCCCCTGATGCGGTCGGCGGTGCGCAGGTACCTGGAGCCGAAGTAGTACGAGCCGCCCCGAAGCACACGGTATTTCATTGCTTCCCCCCTCATGGCTTCCTCCGCCTGACGACCAAGCGAAAGCCGCTGTACCTGTCCCGGAACTCGGGCACGAACCAGAAGCGGATGGAGGTGCGCAGGATACAGGAGTCGTTGAGGTACGCGCCGCCCCGAAGCACGCGGTATCTCATTGCTTCCTCCGCCGTCTGACGACGATGCGAAAGCCGCTGAACCTGAGCCGGTATGCGGCCCCGTCCCACGTGCAGTTGGAGGTGCGCAGGCTCCTGGTGACGCAGTAGTACGAGCCGCCCCGAAGCACACGACGTTTCATTGCTTCCTCCTTTTGACGACGATTCGGAATCCGATGATCCTGTACCGGTCCTCGGGCTCGAACCTTGCGTCCAGCGCGACAAGCTCGATCCAGGAGTCGTTGATGAACGAGCCGCCCCGCAGCACGCGGTATCTCATGGTTTCCGCCGTTTGACGACCAAGCGAAAGCCGTTGAACCAGCGCCGGTCCTCGGGCTTGCTCCAGCCACGGCGAGTGGTGCGCAGGTACCCGGCGTCGTCGTTGAACGAGCCGCCCCGAAGCATACGAAGGGCGATCATGGTTTCCGCCGTCTGACGACCACAATCCGAAAGCCGCTGATCCTGATCCGGTCCTCGGGCACGAGCCTGAAGATCTTGGCTGCTGCTGCTGAACGCAGGAACCTGGTGTCGAAGTTGCACGAGCCGCCCCGAAGCACCCGACGGCTGCTCATTGCTGCACAGCGGCGATGGCGGTCCGATACGCCTTCGCGCCGCTGGGGTCATCGCCTGCCCAGCTTGTGCATGTCCATGTGTAAGCATTTCCGCTCATGTCATAGAGTCCGTAGCCGTTGGGCTTCTTTTGACCCACCGGCTGAAGCTTGTACCCGCTGTTTCCGGCGTACCACGCCACCTCATCCGGGTCATCGGAGCCAGCATAGGTGAATTTCTCGCCGCCCTGTGCGGCGTACTCCCACTCGGCAGAGTGCGGTGCCCGCACCTCCACGGCAACGCCATCCAGCCCATAGATGGACTCCAGGCGGCGGCAGAATTCATCCACCTCGTAGGCGGTGACGTTGACCACCGGACGCCGATCTGTGCGATCAGCGACACTAACCGGCCTGCGCGCCGTCCCTGTGTGGAGCCAGCCCATGATTGCGGCCCACTGAGCCACAGTCGTCAGGGTAGCGGCCATCTCGAACGACTCGAATTCTACGCTCTCTCGACAGCCCTCCCCGCCTACTACTCCGGTCCCTCCGGGAATGGAGACAATCTCCAGCCCGAATCCGAGCCAGCCCAGTACGGTATCAGAGGAGAGGTTCAGAGAGCGGCAAAGCTCGACGGCCTGATCAAAGTGGTCCTCCGACCGGAGGAGATCGATTAGGTTCTGCTTGTCGTGGTTTTTCATCCGTACTCTCGGTGGTGAGGGTGGTGGTGAGGGTGGTGGTGGGGACGGCAAGACCAAGCGAAAGCCGTCGGCCCTGCTCCGGTTCTCGTGCCCGCACCAATTGCGGTCGGTGGTGCGCAGGTCCCTGGTGACGTTGAGGTACGAGCCGCCCCGAATCACCCGACGGCTGCTCATGGTGGGGTGAATGTTGATGCCTATTTTCATGGTTTCCGCCGTTTAATGACCAAGCGAAAGCCGAGGTTCCAGCTCCGGCTCACGGGCACGAGCCTGCTGCGGATGGTGGTGCGCAGGCGCCAGAAGACATCGTTGGACGAGCCGCCCCGAAGCACACGACGGCTGCTCATTGCTGCTCCAGATCGAGCCAGGGGGTGATCCCCTCCTCGATGCAGATGTCATTGAGCGCGGTGTCCCACCGGACAGCCGCCAGCCACACATGCTCGACCTCTGCGGGCGTCCAGTCCTCCGCTATGGGGCACGTAGCCAGGACAGCCAGAGGGAAGCCCTGAGCCTCATGGCGGTCGTCCATCGGGTGACGAGCCAAAGGCAGGAGCATATCGGCCAGTCCCCCGGTGTCGTGATTGCTCCAGACCAAGACCGGCACCCCGCTCTCGGTGCTCCATTGGTAGGACACAGCAGCGATCTCAACCATGACTTCGCTGTAGTCGTCTTCCAGGAGCGCCGGTCGGGCGTAGCAGCGGACCTGGAGGTATTCACGCTCCCCCAGATGGTGAAGCAGGTCCACGGTGATCGCCTCTGGATCACCGACCAGCGGACCCTGATCCTCGGTGAGCGAGGTAAGTCCTGTCTCGGTCATGTCAATTCCCTCGGCTGGCACAGACCGGGCCGATCCCGGTCTTGATGCTCTCGGGGTGGGTGAGAGCGCGGCTGCACACACAGCAGCGCCCCATGTGGTGAAAATGAAAGCCGCGATCCGCCGCCCATGCCGGGAACAGCGCCATCTCGGCGGGGTTTGTCGGCCCAGCCAGCACAAAGCAAGTGAACCACCCGAAAGCGCGGAAGCTCGCGCTCTCGGGCTTGCTGCCCTTGGTCGCCACAAAGCGCGGCGACCGGCGAGAGCGCAGCGAGCCAACGTAGGTCCAGCTTCCGTCCTCGACGGAGCCGCTGAACAGCACCTTGACCGTCCAGCAGGGGATCGGATCGCCCTGCTTGTCCCGCGCCTGCTTGGCGCGGAAGGTGAAGTGACCGCTGCGGCCCTCCAGGGTGAAGATCGCACCGCGAGTCTTTCCCTGGTCAGCGGTGACGAAGCGGCGGATATCCGCAAGCTCGCCAATCCGCGCTGTGGTAGTCAGGATGCGCATGTCTTTCTCCGGGTTGCCCTGTCGTCGGGCCGTCGTTGTTGACACCAGCTACCTATCCCCGGCAGGAAAAAAGTGTCCACCAGAAAGTCAAAAATAGTTTGAGGGACACTCAGAGCGACGGGTCACAGTCGCCGGGAGCAGCGGGCTATACTGCCTCCATGCCGCACTCCGTCCAGCCCCTGCCCGTCCCTGTCTCTGGCTACCACCGCTACCGCTGGGCAGTGCCTCAGCGCCTGCACGGTGGGCTGCGCTGGTACTACGGGCTCCGGCTATCGCAGAGCCATCCAGGGAGCCTCCGCGTCGATCCCCGCTCCCTGGATCGCCCTCTGCGGGCTCTGGTGCCCCGCCTACACCGCGCGGGCATCCCCACCACTCCCTCCTGCGCCGGTCACTGGTCGGCAAGCTCGCGCCGAGATGCAGCCGCCGTCTATCGGCAGCTACAGCAGGACGCGCAATGGATCCGCTCCTATGGACTGACGCTCCGGTGTCTGGAGTCTGGGCGGAGCTACGTCTACCGCGACCCAGACTACTGCTTACCGGGATACTCGACCTTTGCCGCAACGTATGATCCCCCCGGTGTCGGGGGGATCGGACTGGTTTTCGGTACGGGAGATCCGAGACTACCCAGGTTTGCCGGTGTTTTGCGGGCAATCCCCGGTGTCTCTGTGTCCGTTTACCGGGAAAAGGCGCGAAACCTCCTGCTGATCCAGACCAGCGCCCGCAACCCCCAGGAGAGGAGCAGGATCTGGAACCAGATCAGCCGAGCATTGAGGTAAGCGGGCATCAGCCGACCGAAAGCTGCTTGCTCACGCAAGAGAGGTAGCTGATCATCCCCTCGTTGTCGCCGTCAGCGTCAGCGCCGATGCAGTGCAGGATGATCTGCGACATCGTAGCGGTCGGAGACACGACGGTCAGCGTATCCGTGCTCAGAATGGTCGAGTGTGTCGGGTTGATCACCATGTCCTTCCAGGCGGCGGAGACAGTGGCCTGAGAGCCGCAGATATCGTTTGTCCCGTCCGTCAGCCGGAAATTGTTGGTTCCGCTGCTGTTGAAGACGCTGACCCGGATCACCTTGAAGCTGGTGAAGTCCACCGGGTTGGCGATCACGATGTTGGCGGTTGCGTCGTTGGTAACGTAGATATCGAAGGCGTTGCCCATAAATGCAGTTGCGGCCATGCTGGCTCCCTGTGACTGGTTGATTCCGCTCTACCCTATCACTCCCCCTCTGCGGCCCACAACGAGGAGAGGATCGAAGCCGCAAATTCGTCTTCATCCTCGATCTCCCCGGCGAGTGCTTCCGCTGCTCCGTCCAGCCCGCCGATGTCGGTGAGATCCGCCACAGCAGGTAGCTTTTCCAGCAAAATGCTGGCGAGGTGTTCGTCGGCTGTACCCTCCGCAATTGGATAGTAGACGGTGACTGGTCGGTCCTGACCGTGCCGGGTGAATCGACCCTCCCACTGGTCGAGAGAGCCGGGAGTGTAGGGGAGCAGGGCGAAGATCGCAGCGTCGGTACACTGGAGACCGTCTACACCGGTCCCCCAGGCTTCTCCGGTGCCGACCAGCACGCAGGGACCGGGATGGGCGATGTAGTCCATCAGCATTGCTCTGCGGTCGGTCTGGGAGTGCCCGCCGTGCCCGCACAAGACCAGCCCCGGCTTCTCCTTTTTCTTCAGCTTGCCGATGGCTTCCGCAAGCTCCTCGCAGTCTCGACGGCGAGCGGTGAACACCACGATCTTGTGGCTGCTCTCGCAGTGCTCCGCGACTCGACGGACGATGGCTCTCCGCTTGCAAGACGCCGCCATGGACAGGCGCACCTCCAGCATGGCCGATCCGCCCATTTTCGCCGCTGCCTTGACAGCGCGCTGCCAGCCGCCCGATGGCTTCACCTGACCCGATGGCGGGATATACCACGTTTGACGCCGTTTTGCGGGCAATCCTTGCCGAGCCACATCAACACTGACGAAGTGCTTGATGCACTGAAGCCGTGTTGCAAGCTCGTTTATCCGGCTTGCCCCACGGTCGTCCAGACCACCGTACATTCCCGGCTTGGCATCACAGTAGCGGAAAGCCCAGATCCGGTAGCTGCCCCACGCCCAGGGCTCGATGAGATCAAGCTGTCCCCAGAGATCGCGGACTCGATCCGAGATCGGGGTTGCCGTCGTCGCGAGTCGTCGGTCGGCGGCATTGCTCAAGCGGCTGGCGCTCTGCGCGATGTTTTTCAGCGGCACCAGCCCGACGAACTGCCCGCTGCCATCGCTGCTCTCCTTGACCTTGCCGCCACGACGCTCAATGCTGGCCTTGGCTGACGCCCACAGTGACTCATCGGGCATCGGCATCGGCACCGCTTCCCACCGCTTCTTGCTCTTGCCCTTCTGAGACTCGTCAAGTACGAGGGAAAACGGCTTCAGAGCTTCAATACGGTCTGCCCAGGACGGCAGGCTTTCCCAGCCCAGGACGATCACCGGGCGACGGTTCTCGGATACGCACCACTCCAGGTACTCTCCGAGCGTCTTCCACTTGTCCCGTTTCCGTACATCCGACGCCGGTTTGCAGACAAAGGCTCTGGCATGAGTGAACCGCTCAACCTCTGCGGCGTACTGGAGCCTCGTCGTCGCTCTGGTGACGATGACCAGCGGATTACTGGTCAGACAGCCCCAGGCGATAGCGGTGAACGTCTTGCCGCTTCCGGTGGGATGGTGGAGCAGCGCACCGGGCCGCGCCCCGGCATAGCAGAGCGCGTCTCGCTGGTACTCGGTCGGCCACTTGTCGGCGTAGCTCTCTCGGAGTCCGTCACGGGTCGTCAGCAGCCGGTGTCTGATCACCTCCCAGGGGTGGCGAGTGTCCGGTGCGATAAGCTCGTCAGGGGCCGTCAAGCGGGGCTGAAGCTGGTAGACCCCGCAGACCTCCATCCAAGGCTTCAGAGCGTGCCAGGACACCTGCCACGCGCCCCGAAAGAGACGCGCACCGGGCACGCTGAGTAGGGCATCTTCGATCTGACCGGGCAATGGGCCGAGATGCGCCCGAATTGTGTAGCTCACTGGCTATCTCCTGCTGTCGTGGTGCGAGCAGAATAGCGGACGCGAGGAGGAGTGTCCACCGGAGAATTCTTGACGGCGGGTGGACACTCCCGCTATACCAGAGGAGCCCTGCCAGGGCACTACCACACGGCTTGACTACCACAAAGCATACGGAGAACCATGATTACCGAAGAACGGGCTGCTTGGGCAATACCCCAAGCAGGCTGGATCCACGACTACTGCAAATGGGCGATGCGCCAGACCACCGCGCCCCTCGCCTACCATCTCCTCTACGGCATGAGCGTCCTCGGAGCGACCAACCCAATTTCCTTTGGTCACCGCTATGCAGGCGACCTTTACGGCAATTTCTACGGGCTGGCAGTTGGTCGATCTGGCGAGGATCAGAAGTCCTCCGCGCTGGGTCTTGCTCGCCGGATTCTGTACGAGGTGGATCCGATCCTGATCGGTGCAATGCCGGGATCGTCGGAGGGCATGATTGACGAACTCGCTGCCCGTCCACGGCAGACGATTTTCTATAGTGAATTCGGTGCTTTTCTGGCTAAAGCGCAGAAGAAAGGCAGTTATTTTGAACCGATGAAGGCGCTGCTTACTGACCTCTGGGACTGCTCGCCGCAGTCGCGGGCGAAAGCCGGAAACAAAGTGATCCGCTGCGACACGCCTCGACTCTCTATTGCTGCTGCTTGCTCCATCCCCTACCTGGAGGCGCACACAGAGCCTCATGACCTCACAGGAGGATTTCTTGGGCGCTGGGCGATCATGCTGGCGCACCGGGAGCGGACCAACCCCGATCCAACCGGAGACATTGAGGGGCTGTCCGATCTGATCGAGGCGATCCGCTACCGGGCTGGACTGGATGAGGTTGCGCCCTGTCTTGGCCTCTCCGATGGAGCGCGGGAGCGGTGGAGCGACTGGTTCTATGAGCTTGACCGGCGCAAGCTCCCGAAGCTGATCGCCGGAACCCGTACCCGCGCTCCAGCGATAGCTCGAAAAGCGGCGATGCTCTACGCATGGGACTGGGGCGATGCTCTCCAGGGCGAGCCATGGCAGATCAATGAGCAGCACATCGAGTATGGTGTCCGCTTCACAGAGCTTCATCTTGCCAGCGTTATCAGCCTTGCAGAGCGCCTTGCAGAGCATCCTGACGCCCTGCTGCGTCGTCAGGTACTGACCAAGATTCCAGAGGGCGCTACGATGAGCCTGGGGCAGATCATGCTCGCCACCAAGCTCCGCAAGCGGACGCTCATGGAGATCCTGAGCGGGCTGGTCATCGAGGGCACGCTGACCATGGATCAGTTTGCCGGTGGCGGTGAGGCTGACCAGATATACACCCATGAGTGCCGCCCCGGCTGACCGGCGACGGTGCCCCCAACGAAGAAAGCCGCCCCGGTCTGGGGCGGCTTTGTTGTGTCTGGGTGGGCTGGGGTGCGGCTACTCCTCGCACTCTCCCTCACAGCCGAATTCTCCACAAGCAGCACAGAACCGCCCTGCTCCTGCTCCTACATTGAACAAAATCAGCAGGTACTGAGCAGCGCACCGCTGAGTGCAGCAGAGCGGCGCGTGCTTCGGGTAGCTCAATTGTTTCCGCTTTCCGCAGGTCGCGCAGTGCGCGGTTTTTTTCGATGGCATGGGCTACTCCTCCTCTGCTTCTTCACGGCAATAGTCGCAGATAAAGGCGTCTTCCGCGACTTCCTCTCCGCAAGTGTGGCACTGCGGGGGCGAGATGCGGATTGTCACCGCCTCGTATCGCCGCCAGTTCCCAAGAGGGTCGGTAACCCAGCATCCGTGGGATTTTTCACGCATGGCATCGAGGACAAGATCCTCAAGCTCTCGCCGGGTTCTGTAGCGGACGATGGTGGGGATCTGGTCGTCGTCACCGACGAAGACCTCCCGCTGGTTAAGCTGTTCCATGGTAGTTTATCCGGTTTTTGTTGTGGTAGTAGGGGAAGCCCCGGTGAGTCGGATGTCAACTCAAGGGGCTGGTGCGATCTTCTCTCAGACCGCTTCCGCCGTCCCCTGCGGCGGCAACCTGACTGTCACCGATCTACCCGCACTCACCGCTACTCTCTCGGTTTCCGGTCAGGATTTTCCCTTTTCTATGGAGTAGAGAGTCGGCCTCGCGAAAAATGGCTCTCCCTGCTGGACTCGAACCAGCGACACCCGGATTAACAATCCGGTGCTCTAACCAACTGAGCTAAGGGAGATTGAAACCCATTTAGCGCCGGGTCAGCGCAGCAGAATGCGACTCCTGCCAGATCCCCCTGCCGGGGTGTCGATACATCGGAAGCACCAGCGTTGACCGCTGGCTCTTTGAGAAGGGGGTGTGTCCTCGCCTCTACCCCCGTTCGTGCGTGCCGTCTGCCTACTAACCCCCGTCGAAACGGGATCTTTAAGCGTTTGCCAGACAGCCTCATAGCCTATCTCTCCGTCCATTTTGTCTCGGGATGGAGCCCTATCCCTGTCTCGGCATTAGACCTACCTCTCGGCGGTCGTCATCGGCCCCGCTCCTCCTTCGGACGAGTCGCGGAATCGAGTATGGGGAAAAGCAGTGGTGGCACATCGTCTGCTTGCCACGGCGCTGCTCGCGCCAGTACCTTCCGTCTTTACATCAGCCCAGGCTACGACTGAAAACCATCCCCCGAAGGGGCTGGGAAGATTTGGTTTTTCAAAGATCGGCTGGGAGAGCGGTGTGCTCCCCGGCCACACCAACAACTTAGGGGATTGTGTCCACTGCCGCAAAGAAAAACTTTTGAGGGACAGTCAACGCCAGTCACCTGTTCTTGCGGTACTCCCGTACCAACCTACGAATACGTCCGATTGGTATTTCTCGATGATCTCCCGGCGCACGGGGCAATAGGAGATCGCCGTCACCCGATCCAGACCACTGCTGGATGATCTCAGCGTCGGCGGCAGCGATCAGCACCACGGTATCTCCGCTGGTGTAGGCGGCAAGCTCTCCGCTGCGCAGTCCTGGCACCGCTCGCGTGATCCTCTCCAGTCTGCTCGGATCGACGCCCTGACGGGCTGTAGCCAGATCCTCGATGCGCACTCCGCGATCCAGAGCAGCAGCCATGGCAGCTACTACAGGGGCAGGGATTGCCTCAGAGGACCGCTGACGGGCTGGCAGCGTCGGCACCACTATATCGGGCCACTGAGACGCCAGATAGGCAGCGTAGGCCCGCCACGCTCCTCGGTAGGCTCCCCGGTTGTGCTCGGGCTGTTCGGCTATCCATGCCTGGAGTCCGTCATCGGTCAGCGGCTGCACAGCAGCCAGTATCCGCCGCGCCGTGCTGGCGTAGTTGGTAGCGGATCTCCGCTTTAATCCCCGTTCTTCAATCAGCCACTCCTTGTAATGCGGCCAGATATCGTCGCTCATCATGCCCTCCCTTGGGTCATAGTCATACGTCATATTCCATCTTTTTTGTAGTGGCTATAGAAAAGAAAAGAGCAGTCATAGGGACATATAGTCATATTCAAAATCGGACCACTTTACAGGCGTAGTATGTGTGTATGACTGTATGACTGCTCTTTTCTTTTCTATAGGAGGTGTCAGAAAGATACAATATGACATATGACTATGACTTTCTGCTTGACGGCTGTGTCCACTCTCCATAGGATTCTCGTCAGAGGGACACAGACATCGGTGACAAAACCGCAGTCAACCTTGTGCGGGCAACCCCCGCCACCATGGGCTGATAGCAGCCCTCGAACCACGACAAAGGAAGAAATGCCAAAAAAAATAACCCCGAAAGAACGCGCCCGACGAATTCGGATCTTCGCCAGGAGCTTCCTGCTGGAACCCTGGCGCGGAGCCACTGACGAGGGGATCACCGAAATGCTGGGCAAGCGGTGCAGCAAGACCTCTGGAGAGGCCAGGGCACTGCTGGGGCAGCGCGCCACGGGTGGGAGCAGTCAGCACCGGGGAAAAATGGGTGTCGCTGTCCGCTCTCATGAGGGTCGGCGTCGTGCCCTTCTCAGGCGATTGGGCATGGAGGAGAGGCACAGACCGGGCGGGTGGCTGGTCGAGGATCTGACGCCCACTCTGTACTCTCCCGACGCCGATCCCATCTTGGGGTTTGCCGTGCGGCACCTCTTTGCCAGCGAGATGGACGAGGAACTCTGGGAGAAGTGGTCGCAGATCGCTCGGGAGGAACGCGATCTGCTGATCGAAGGGGACAGGAGCCCGATGCCGAAGTACACGCCAGCATCCAACTATGGCCACGATTTCCTGCCTCTCTCCTCGACGGTGGAGCCTGAGCCGGAGTCGGAGCCTGAGCCGGAGTCGGAGCCTGAGCCGGAGTCGGAGCCGGAACTGCCGCGCAGCAGCACTGTGGGTTCCCGCTTCGCCGATGTCCATGCCTGGAAGGCTGAC